CGGGGGTTTGATCTTGTTAGAGGCGGCCTGAGGACGTGTCTGGAGGTCGAGGGGGTGTGGGATAAAGAATTTATCTAGAACTATGGTGTAAAATAGAAGTATGTCAGAAGCAGTCAGCGGTGAGAGTCAGAAATCAAAATACATCTGGATCGATACAGAGTTAGAACAGGTTTCACGTGGCATCTTCGTGTATCGAGTTGACTTTGTAGATACGGAGACAGATACCAAGCTTAGAGTAACAAACCATGCTGCAATCTACAGTTACGAAGAGGCACTTGCCGAGGCAGTGAAGATTAGGGAGCAGTACTGTGACTGACAATAAGACTCCGTGGTTGCCTCCGTCGAAGCCTGAGGCTTACAAGAACTACGAGAAGCGGCGCGACGAGATCTTGCAGTGCCTTGCACGAGACATGGGCGTTCGAGAAATCGCTAAGGAACTTGGAAGGGGAATCAACGCTGTGTATATCGACCTGGCTAAGGCAAAGTACGAAACCAACACCAACACGGACGCCGGACTTTACGCAGAAGCAATCCGACGTGGATGGCTGCACTGCCCTGCCGAGCGACCACATGTGCACCGTGAAGTAGCTGAATCCGCATGAAGTATACAGAAATTGGCGAAGATGGCGAGATTTGGCATTGGGAAGAGGAACCTAGTGACGATCCCTTAGATAGAACCTTTAAGAGTCATTCAGTTGCCAATGACTTCGCACGTCTGGTAGACTTTCACTTCGGAGTCATAATTTGGGTGATTGGGGTGGCGTTTGTGATCGTAGGAATGATGTACTTTGGTTAACAAGATCGACCAGAAAAGCGTTGACTTTGGGACTCAGGGTCTAGAAGCTCCCACTGCACTCTCACAAGATGAGGTAGACAAGGCACGAGTAGTCGCAGCTCAGTTCGCAAATGATGCAAATGAACTCAGACTCTTCCTGGACATGATGGGTATCCTCCCTGAATCCATCAAGCCAGAACCTGCGACAACAGTCAAACGGGAAAAGAGAAAGCGTGCTAAGGCTCGGATGACAGCCGAGCAAATTGAAAAACATAACAAAAGAAGGATGCTTCGTAACCGTCGTAATAGACTTATGGAGAAGGCAAAGCAGCTTGGCGGTTACACGCAGGAGCAGTACCGCACATTGCACGCTCTTGAAGACGAGCTAGGTTACGATCGAACAACCAATGTCAGAGTGTTTAGGCAGTTCGATATAGACCGAATGGAACGAGAGAAAAAGGAAGAGCAACTCAAAAAGACACGAAAGCGACGCCGAATGGAGAGAGTGAGATACGCTCTAGCCAATGGGGGCATCACCCGAGAGGGTAACAAGCTGAACGTCACTCCCCAACTACTCCGGGAGCTATACGAATGGGAAAACGATCCGAATCGGAAGCGATATATCCGGCGTGACGTAGCCTAGAGCACAAAGAGCCTCACCCCTTAGGGGGTGGGGCTTTTTTGTTGTCTTAAATCAAGTAGAGTGGAGGCATGGACTGTGAGTTTGAGACTACTTGCAGGGGTAGCAAGGTTATCGGATTCGATTTCTGTGGTCCTCACCTCTCTACTCCTCGTGGACAACAGCATGCGCTAGAGCGAATCAAGAGCGGAGTACTTTTCACAGAGCAGGATCTAGAGCAGGAGATTCAGCGACGCGCTGAGGTTCCCGATAAGGACTACCACACTTCTGCTCTAGAGAAGATGGATAAGATCCTTGGGGAAATCATCGGGTTCCAGGAGCACACTAAGAAGATGCTCTTTGATCTCGACCCTTCGGACTGGCGGTATTCTCACAAGACTTCCGGTGAGCAGACTCGCATGGAGGTCGGTCTCTACGAGCGCGCTCAGGACAGGGCTGCACGCGTCCTGAAGGACGTCTCGAAGATGGCTCTGGAGGAGAAGATTGTCTCCCTGGGTCGCGCTCAGACGGAACTTATTATTCGTATCCTCATGGCTGTCGTCATGCGCATGGGACTCGATGCAGAGGGCGTCTCGAAGGCACGGGCGCTGCTTCTTGATGAATTCCAGAGGGAAGCCAACCTGTCGAGTCGGCTGGAGAAGCGAGTCACGGAGGAGCTGGAGGCTCCGGTGGTGATCAATGGATGAATTCTGTGAAGCTGATTTCGGCGGCACAATGCAATGGCATCGAATTTGCATTCGTGAACGTGGGCACAAGTGGTTCCACTATGACGAGGCTACTCCAAGGTGGCTCGTCCGACTTACAAATTGGTTGAGTCGTGCCTCGTAAAGATGCGTTTGATCCTCTCGCTTTTGCCGTTGAGCAACTTGAACAGCAAGTCAATCCGCTTGACCCTGTGGATTGGGCCAAAAGGAAGGCTGGTATCCACCTGTGGTCGAAGCAGCAGGAGATTATTCACTCGATCCAAGCGAACAAGAAGACTGCCGTGCAAAGTGGGCACGGTATCGGGAAGTCATTGACGGCAAGTGTCGCTGCGTCATGGTGGGTCGATACGCACCCGCCGGAAGATACACTCGTTGTTTCGACTGCCCCCTCGGTGAAACAGGTACACGCGATCCTTTGGGAGGAGATTCGGAAGATCCATGGCCGAGCCAAACTCCCGGGTGAAGTTCAGATCTCCGACAACTGGATTATCGGGCGTCGTCTGGTCGGGTTCGGGCGCAAGCCTCAGGATCACGACCGCGATGCTTTCCAGGGACTGCACCGTAAATACGTTCTGGTCATTCTGGACGAGGCGTGCGGTATCCCCGAGTGGCTTTTCCTCGCTGCCTCAGCGATTACTACTGGTGATAACTGTCGTATCCTCGCCATCGGAAACCCAACTGATCCTTCGTCATACTTTCGTAAGGTCTGCCGCCCTGGCTCCGGATGGAATACGATTAAGATTTCCGTCCTCGACAATCCTCGGTTTACCGGGGAGTATCTTCCGCCGGAAGTTATCGAAGACCTCACTGGACCCAACTGGGTCGAAGAAAGCAAGGTCGAACTCGGTGAAGGGTCTCCCCTATGGAAAGCCAAGGTCGAGGGTGAGTTCCCCGAACTTGATGAGTTCTCTGTAATTCCAGTCGGCTGGATCGAGGATGCCCAGCAGCGTTGGTTGGAATGGGAAGAGGTCACCGGTGGAAAGCCGGACCCTGAGGCTCGTCAAATCATCGGTGCGGACATTGCACGATTCGGTAGTGACAAAACGGCCTTTGCCTACCGATACGGGGACGTAATCACGAAGGTAGAGACCATGCCTAAGCGTGATACGATAGGCACAGCGCAAATGCTTGCTCGTAAATTGCGCGCTGGTGTTGGTGATATGGCTGTGGTCGATACCAACGGTGTCGGTGCGGGTACCTATGACGCCTTGAAGAAGACACAGCATTACACAATGGGTGTCAACGTTGGTAACCGAACCTCCCTGGTCGACGCGACAGGCCAGATTGAATTCTACAACCTCCGTGCAGCTCTCATGTGGCGCTTGCGAGAGCGTTTGGATCCTGCACGAAACCCAACCTTGTGTCTTCCTCCTGACGACCAGCTCACCGTGGATTTGTCGGCCCCACGCTGGAAAACAGTGCCCGGTGGAAAGGTTGTTATCGAATCTAAGGATGACCTCCGCAAGCGAATCGGACGATCCCCCGACAAGGGAGACGCTGTAGCCCTCGCAATGTGGGCCTCCGCAGGCGGTGTATTGCTTGACACTGACACCGCAGCTTTCGAATGGGATACGAAGGCTCGTGATGATGGTTCCGGGGAACTTGCTATAGACTGGGCGGAGCTTGTAGAAGACCCATATAGCTTTGCCGATTTCGAAATCAGTTAGGTCGTAAGTATGACGATCTATAATAACTACCAGGCTTCCGGCTTGATTGCTGGTGATAGCCCTGGCACGAATGCTAGTCCTGCTCCCGTAACGGAGCAGATTTACGACGCGGATAATCCTCCCGTTGGCGAGCTTGGTTCTTCATTTAACTATGACTCGACCTTCGGTGGATGGCTTGACGGTGATGTTTATGCACCGGCTGAACCATCTTTGCAGGATTACCACCACATGCTCGATACGGATGGCACTGCCAAAAGTATTGAGCTTATGCTGTCGTATCCACTTACGGCGGCACCGTGGTCAATTGAGCCAGCCAAGGGTGACACTGGTCAGGCAGAGTTTATTTACGATGCGCTGACGGCTCTCCCGCACCAGGGTGGCCCACTGACCACGATTGAGCAGCTTGTCCAACAGATGACAAGTGCATTTGTGAACAAGCGTGCTTACTTTGAGAAGGTTTTCAAGGTAAATGACGACGGTAAAATCGTTTATCACAAGCTCGCGTTCCGACCCCCTGAGACTTGTGAACTTGCCCTTGACGCCCGGACCGCAGAGCCTCGCGGTTTTCGGCAGATGCCTCTCATCTACCCCTACACGGATTCGGGTTCGGTTTCGACCTTTGTATCCGGAGAGGCACGGCCAGATGTAAATGCTCCGGTGTCGATGTGGGTGAAGGTCCCATCGGAGCGTGCGTTCGTTTACATCTATGGTTCCTGGCGTGACCCACTTTTGGGTGAGTCCGCAATGAAGGTCCCTTACCACATTTACCTCACCAAGCGCAAGATTCGTTGGCTCTGGTATCAGTTCTTGGACCAGACGGCCCTGCCTAAGACGATCGTCCGGAATCAGGATGAGATCCAGGCACGGAACGACGCTCGGAAGGTGGCGAGTCTTCGTGGCAAATCGGTGCTGGCTCTTGGAGCCGAAACCACAGTAGACCCTTACGAATCCTCTGGTAAGGGTGCGCAGTATTTCCAGGAAGCTCTTAAGTTCTGCGATGACGAGATGCTCAACGCAGGAATGATGGGCTTCCTCGGCCTGACGGCTAAGGATGCCACTGGTAAGGGTTCCTATGCCATGGCGACCACGATGGAGCAGTTGTATAACCGTTCCCGAACGATGGTCGCACTGGACATGGCGCGTTGCATTACCAACGACGTCATCGGTCCACTGATTGCGTACAACTTTGGCGTCAAGGCTCCCGTTCCCCGTTTTAAGTTCGGGCCTCTTACTTCGGAAAACGACCAGGCTGCCCTTGCTGCATTTCAGCAGATCATGGCGGCACCGAATGCGACGGTTCCGGTTGAATTCTATAACGAGCTTATTGGACGTGTTGCTGGTATCCTCAATTTGGATCCTGGTAAGGTTGCTAAGGATATCGAGGTCAACGGTTCTCCCCAAGCCACCTCGCTTCAGCAGCTTCAAATAGCAGTCCAGAACTCGCAGCAGATGCTAGAGAATGCTAAGAAGGCTAACGCTGCGACTCCTGGAATGGGACCCACCGGTAAGCCACCGTCGCCTTCGTCCCCACAGGCGCCAACTGGGGGCCAGCAGCAGGGGAATGGACTCCCGCCCCGTCCGCAGGGCTCCCCGACCTCGGTAGGCGCTCGCGGAGCCGTGGTCACTGGCGCACCTAAGCGTCCGAGTACGGCTGGCACTCGTCCTTTCGGAGCTACATCCGTAGCGAACCCCGCTCGACAGTCTAATAAGAACTACGGTAAGTGACGTGGAGACGTGGATTCGGCGTCTTCACCTCACTTGCCTAGCTGTGTGGACGATACTGTCTCCTATTGCAATTATCTTTTGGGCTAACTCAGTCCTCTTTGTGATTATCTGCTCCCTGTTCGCAAACATCTATGCGTCAATGGCTGCGTATCAGGGTGCACGAACGGAAAAGAAGCAAGAAGAAGATGCTAAATCGTAGATTCAATCGGATTCCACACTTTGACCCTGAGAGTCGGAGCTATGGAATCCGGAAGCTTATTGGACCTACCCCTCGTTATAAGCGTATTTGGGCCACGCGTCCGGATGCACTTGACCAGGGACAGGAAGGTGCGTGCACCGGATTTGCCTCGGCCGGTTTTCTTTCGGCTGCCCCGCAGAAGTGGTCGACCGATGCGGACATGGCCGAAAAGATTTTCAAGGGTGCAGTCCAGATTGACAAGCTTGAAGGTCGCGACTTCGGAGGAGAAGGAGCCACCGTCCTCGCGGCCATGAAGGCATGTCAGGAGTTGAGTTACTTTGACAGCTACGCATGGTGTTTCGGTATCGACGACGTGTGCGACACCTTGGTTCGTCGCGGCCCCGTCATCTTGGGCATTAACTGGTACGACGGTATGGAATCACCAGATGAACGGGGACTCCTCACCGTCAGCGGAAGTGTCGCCGGGGGTCACTGCATTCTGGCCAATGGTTTCTGGCCCGGTCATCCGGATTTCGGAGACATAATCGTCCTAACGAATTCGTGGGGCAATGACTGGGGTATTCGTGGTCGTTGTTACATTCGCTATGACGATCTTAGGGATCTGCTTCGAGACCAGGGTGAAGCAGTTCACCCACATAGTGTTCGACAGACTTGGTCCTCCGTTCCAACGGATGGCCAGAGTGCGAATCACACGCTTGATTCGTAACAATTTCACGCTAGATCTCATAATTAAAGAGTGGTGGGAGAGGAGGAAACATGGCAGTTGACTCCATGAAGAAAGCCATGACCCATGAGCCAATTGGACATGAGGGTCTATGGAAAACTCCCGGTGAACAGATGCCTGCTTATATGCAGCATGTTCGTAATCATCTAATGGCAAGCCAGGGTCTCGATGAGAGTAGAGCTTCGAGAATGGCCGTGGGGATTGTAAAGAATTGGGCTCACGGTCACCCCTCTGGCGGCGAAAAGAAGGTTCATCCTGATACTGTGGCTGCTGCACAGCTTGCAGTTAAGGAATGGGAAGCTCTCAAAGCCAAACACAATAAGGGTAAGCACTAAATGGTTCACCATAGCGGTAACGTAGCGCACCCTGGCAAGCCGAATATGAATGGCTCTAACTGGGTCACGGTTCGTCACGGTGGGGATGGACACGGGAAAATGGTTACTACCCCTAAGCACACTCAGCACGGTGACGGCGACCCGGAGGACATGCGGGACAACGGAGCCGATGAGGGTACTGAAGACACCTCGCGTAACAAGCTTCCGGACTACGTGAACAACATCGCCGATCATCTGAAGGCGAATCACGGTCTGACCCACACTCACGCCACCCGAGTTGCGGCCGGTATCACGGCTCTGCACGCACAGGGACATGCGGCTGTGAGTGAGGCACAGCAGAAGGCGGCTGTGGAAGCGCACGGTCACATGCAGAAGCTGCTGAAGGGTCATGGGAGCATGAAGCACGCTTCCCTTGGCACGAAGTCGAATTCTGTTAAGAAGCCCACTCCAGGTGACATGAAGAAGCCTGCACCGAAGGTGCCCGGCAAGTAACGTGTAGTCTGGTAGGCATAGTGCTTTGGAGCAATTATGACTGTTATTCTCGGACCGGTTCTGGCCGGTACGGAAACCCGTAAGGTCACTGATAAGGCGACTGGCCGGACGTATTACCGGAAGCAGATCCTTCCCGAAGGCAAGTTCGATTACAAGGGTACTGAGCTGGACCTCGGTCCGCAGAAGCTTCAGACCTACGTGAACTCCTTCAAGGAAGGCGCCTTCGATGAGGTGCCATTCCAGTTCGGCGGCTCTGAGAGCGAGCACAACAACGACCCTATGCGTAGGGGCGGAACGCTTGCGCACATGGAGCACGTCCCTGGCAAGGGTGTCTTTGGATACTTTGATTTTTCCAAGGACCCGGCGTCGGCTGAGTATGTCGAGAAGTACCCTCGCTTTGGGGTTTCTCCACGTATCGAGCTGGGCATTAAGCGTGCTGATGGCAAGTCCTTCGAGGGCGCAATTCAGCATGTGTGTGGAACGTTGGTTCCGCGCATCAACGGTATGGACCCGTGGGAAAAGGTAGAGCTTTCCAACGGTGCTAACACCGAGGATGAAGTTATTAACCTTTCGGCCGGTGTCTTTGATCTCGACAAGGATGAGGTCATCGACCCCGGCTTTGATTTTGTTAACGACAGGCCAGTTGGAGAGACGAAGATGCCTGAGCTTTCGCAGGAGCAGCTTGACGCGCTGAACTCCTACATGGAGGAGCGCAAGCTGATTGAGGACCTTGCTAAGGACCCGGTTGTCCTTTCGCTCGGTGAGCCTAAGGAGACTGTTGTGACCCCTCCGGTTGCCCCCGTGGACACTGAGGCGCGGACCGCGATTGAGAATATGCGTCGCGACCTCGCTCGGGAGAAGTGGGAGGCGAAGAAGGAGGTTCTTCTTTCGCAGGGTGTTCCCCCGGCTGCGATTGCGATGGCTGAGCCTGTCATGCTTCAGCCTGAGGACAACGCTATTGAGCTTTCCTCCGGTGGTAAGACCACGGACAAGGAGCGGATGCTCGGCCTTCTCGATTCGATGAAGGGCACCGTGGATCTGTCTACGGAGGTCGGTCACCAGGTGGGTTCGCTTGGGGCTGAGGAGAAGGAGGATCTGGATGGCTGGGTCGATTTCCTCGGCCTGGGTGGTCCTCAGGTCCAGATGCCTTCCTAAGTTTGTAATTTAATAGCTAAATAGTAAGAGAGGTCAAAAATGGCTGGTATCAAGCCAGTTCTTGAGTTTGGCCCACTGACGTTCTCGGCTAACGTGAACATCAATGGTGGCCAGCTTGTCGAGCCTGATTCTGCGAACCCGGGTTTCATTAAGCCTGCTAGCTCGGGCACCACTAAGTGCCTTGGTGTGGCAATCGGTGATGCGGCTGGGCTTCCCACTCCGTCTCAGAGTGGCACCGACGCGTGGGGTAACCCAACGTACATGGCGCAGCTTCCTCCCAATGAGGTTGGCGTTGCGGTTCACGGTGTGTGGCGTCTGACCGCAAAGGGCGCGATTGCTTTCGGTGACTATGTCATCGTCGGTTCGACCGCCGGTACGGTCTCCTCGGGTGGCGCTACCCCTAACCCACTCCAGGTTGTCGGTCGCTGTGTTGACCCTGCGGGTATCGCTGACGGTGCCCGTGGCAAGATCCTGCTGTTCGGTGTGGGTGCCTGATAATGGCATCCGGTGACGTTGCCCTTCAGGTGGACGGATATACCGTCCACAATCAGAACACCATTCAGACTTTTGATGGTGGAGATGAGCCTACCAGTAGTCAGTATTTGGCTACCGGAATGGGCGACTCGAATGGCACGGAACACGTCACTATCAATATTTCTTCTGGCTCGCAGATTCTTCCCGGTAAGCTTAGCGGCGCTAAGTCTTACACCGTTAAGTTTATTGAGAATTGAGGTAGGTAATGACTTCCCCTGTGCGGGTGGGTACGTCCTACGACGGCCCAAAGTGGACTGTTTCTCAGCTGGTCAAGAACCCCGTCCGGGTTCCGAACCTGGTTCGTCAGCTGATTCACGACTCGGTGATTGCTGATTGGGTCCTGCGTAAGGGCCCGACTGCCGTCGGCGGCGCTGTTGCTTACGAGCAGCAGATCGCTATGTACGCGGCGAATGGTGCTGAGATCGTCGCCGAGTTCGGTGAGATCCCGATGACCGAGGCGCCAATGACGCTTCCGGTCACGGCGGCGACCACCAAGCGCGGTCTGGGTTTCAAGATCTCCAAGGAGATGGAGACCCGGAACGACGTCGGCCGTGTTGCCGATGAGCTGAAGATGGTCCGTGATGCATTCACGATCACCTGGGACAAGGTGTTCATCAATGCGGTCACGCAGAATCCGAACATTCTGACTGCGGTTGCCTCGAACCTCGGTTCGGGCGGCTGGCTCGGGACCGGTACCACTGCCGGTATCCGTAAGGACATTGCGAACGCGATCTACACGATCCAGTCGCAGCAGCCTACCGGCGCGCAGAACATGGACCGGCTTAACTACCAGCCGGACACCCTGATTATGCACCCGTCGACGGCGGCTGGCCTTATCGACTCGGACGAGGTTAACCGGGTTTTCGCTAGCTCTCCTCTGGCGAGCCAGCAGCTCCGGTACACCGGAACGTTCCCGCGTAAGTTCATGACGTTGGACGTTATGACCACCTGGCGGCTTTCGCCTAACTGGGTCATTATCTGCCAGCGGAACACGATGGGCTTTATCTCGGATGAGTGGCCTCTCGACGTTACCCCGCTGCGGTACAACGAGGACACTCAGTCGTACCGTTCGAACATCACTCGTCGTTCGCTGGTTGCGATTGACAACCCGAAGTCCATTCTTCTGCTGAATGGCGTTCAGGGTACGTCGGTTGACCCGGCCTCGTACGCTATCTGATTGGTAGGGAGGGAACATAATGGCTGAGTACCGTCTTCTCGCGGATTCGTGGGTTCGAATTGACCCCGATTCGCTGGACAGCCCTACCGGTCGGGTGAAGATGACCCGCTACCGCAAGGGCGACATTGTCCCGAATCTCCTCGATGATGAGATTCAGTACCTCACTGCCGGTGCTCGTCCGCACCTGGCGGAGGTCGGTTCGGATCTGGACCCGCTGAAGGGGGATGAGAGTGCCCCACAGTCGGCCCGTGAGTCCGCGCCGCGTACTCCGTCGGGGGACAAGCCGTCCGCCAGTGCAGCGTCTAAGTAATTACTGAGCGGGTAGGAGATACGAGATGGCTTACTCAAAGGTTGAGGACGTCCGGGCAGTATTGACTGGGGCACGTGGAGATGCTGAGTCGCTGACCCCGAACGTTCTCGATGACGACCAGGTTGAGTTTGCCATTTCAAACGCAGACGAGCAGATTAATGCAGCTCTGCGTAAGCGGTATGTATTGCCTATTACGGTGGATGGGCAGGCACTTTCCGATACGGAGGTGCCTGCCCTTCTGCACAATCTGTCAGTAGATATCGCAGCGTATTTGTGTACGCTGACCTACCGCACCGGACGTGAATTTCAGTCCACTCTTGATTCGTCAATTCAGCGGTACAATAGGGCCCTTGCTCTGCTGACCGGAATTACGGCGGGCACTGTTGAGGTCCCGGTAGACGAAATCTCTAGTGGTACAGGTGGAGACGGGACCGTATTCAATCAGTATGACGGTCCCCTCTTCCCGTCTGCACCGATCTTCAATGCTCCGGAAGGGACCATTCCTCCCGAATTCCAGTGGCGTTAGGGAGTAGCGTGGGAACCTTCCGGGAACGGATTGATATCCTTAGGGCGAACATCGGTGTCGGTCACATCACTGCGCATTGCTTGGTTGACCAGGCTTATGCTCAAAATCAGCACGAAACTCTGACCTTCAACCATCCGCGTGGGGGTCGGGCAGAATACCTCAGGGCACCAATGTTGGAAAACATGGTGACTCTCATGCAGGAAATTGCAAACAAGGTGTTTGACGATGAGGGCCTTGGGTTAGAGCGTGCTATGATCGATACGGCTGAGAAATTTGCTCAGTTTGTTTTCGATAATGCACCTAAGGAAATTGGCGAATTGGACGGATCTGGTCACCCATTCGTTACTCGGGATGGGGCAGTTGTTTATGACCGGCCTCCGCTTTATGGCCGTCGTCCAGAGGGGTTGCCGCACATATGACAATCCCGGGCACCTTTGATGTTGCTGTCCCTCGTTTGAAGGTCCAGCACATTATTGATTGGATTGAGCCGCAGCTCGCTAGCGGAGCTTTGCTCTCTCCTGGGCGCCTTCCTCCGAACCTCCCGCATCGGGCTATTGGAATTATTCCGCAGCCAGGTCGGGGATTCGATACGGAAGGTGCCTTCGACAATCCGTCCTACAATTTCCAGTGCCGTGGTGGAGCTGATAATTTCAGCGACGCTGAGGACATTGCTTATGAAGTTGACTCGGTGATCCTTGCTTCACCGACCAATTTTGATATTGCTGAAGGTGTTCACATTGAGAGCATCTACAGAATGTCGGGTGCTCCCACTTCTAGTCCGATTACGGACGCACAAAACCGCTGGACTTTCCAGTGTCAGTACATTTTTCACGTGGGTACGAACCTGTACCTGCCTTTTGATTAATAGTTAATTGGAGTGGATATGGCTATGGGTCCAGATCCCGAGGCGACGGAGGCTTGGGCGCGTGGAGCGTCTGACTCCGATTCTGTGTCGGCTGCGGCTGACGAGAATGCGGCTCAGACTAACGACGTTGCCCCGGCTTCTCCGACTGCCGATGAGCCTGCCCCTGCCGAGAGTGGCAAGGTGAAGGCCCGTACGGTGTGGCCGTCCGGTGATTTCGTTGTTGAGGACGTCCCGGTTATTACGCGCCTGGGTGTCGAGCTGTCCTCCGAGCAGGCTGACAAGGTTGAGAAGCTTGCCAAGGATTGCGGCGTGCGCGTTGTGGTGGAGGGTAAGTAATCATGGCTGTTGGGCCGGGTCCTTCTCCCCGTTATGAGAGCAAGAACGTTGTTCGTGGCCCTGCTGCCGTGTGGTACCAGGGTTATGACCCGTCGGCTACGCTTCCGGACAATGCGCTTCCGCTTGGTGGCGACTGGACGGATGCCACTAAGGGTAACCCACTGTGGACTCCGATTGGTGCCACGACCTCTGGTGTCACTCTGAACTGGTCGCGTAAGACGACTGACATTACGATTGAGGAGCAGAGCAACGCTGTTGACGTTGCCACTGACTCTCTCGATCCGACGATTGACACCACGCTCTCCGAGGACACCTTGGAGACGATGCTTCTGGCCTACGGTGGCGGTGTTATCAACACTGTTGCGCCTACGGCTACGGAGCCTGGCTACCGAGAAATCAAGTTCACTGAGGAGCTTGACCACCTGACGCTTGGTATTGAGGGTATCAATAACAAGTCATACTGGCGGCGCATCCTGTGGCAGGACGTGCTTTCGGTCGCCACTGTGAAGACGGACTACACCCGTTCGAAGACGCAGCGCGTCTACGCGGTGTCGTTCCGGCTTCTCTCTCCGATCACTGATATGGTGGTTCGGGAGATGAACCTGCCTCACAGCTAATAACTGTGAGGTTCCTGCTATCACCTTAGGGTGGGGACGGTAAGGCAATGCCTAAGTTCGATATTGATTCGATCGGAGGGTCACTTGAGTATGACTTCTCCGATCCTCGATGGTTGGGTCCTGGCGATGGGCACAAGGGATTTATCCCGGAGCCTTCTCGCAATGCCGTGAACGAGTTCCTGAAGAACATTCAGGCTAAGTTCAAGGAAATGGGCCTCGTAGGGCAGGACGCTGCCGATTCGACTACTCCTGATCAGATGGCTACCACTCTGAATCAGGTGAACGATGAGGCTACCTATGAGCGAGTCGCAGAGGAGATCACCGAAGAGGTGGCTAAGCTCTGTGGCGGTCAGCCGTCGCTAGAGGTACTTCAGAAGTTGCCTTACCGTCCTTTCATGGGCTTCGTGGGTTATGTGATGGGGAACCTCATTAACCCGGAAGCTGGGAGGCCCGGTACGACGAACTCACCGAGTCGCCTGACCAGCGTCTAGAGTGGTTCCGGGCCAAATTCTACTTGCAATTCAGTATTGACGAGTGGAATGCTCTGCCCTGGTGGCAGCAGCGGGTCTATATGGAAGAACTCAATGCACATCTTCGTAGGGAATCAGGCGAAGACTCCGAGCCTGAGGACACCGGTGATATCATGGACTTGCCGGGAATGAAGCGTATTGAGCGAGTCAGTGACGCCCCTGCTATCGATGAGGTAGTTGGGTATAACTGAATAGGGATCGGGGTCCAGAGTGGCTTTTGATGCAGGATCAATCGAAGGTACTCTGGACCTCGATCTCAACCCGTTTACGGCGGCTCTTGATGAGGCGACTGCACGGGCAGATGAGTTTGACGGAAAGACTTTCACTGCGAAGCTTGACCTTGACTCGCGTGGTGTCTCCGCTGAGTTGGACAAGCTGAAGGCAGACCTCGAAGAGTTTGCTCGCAAGGCTTCTACGGCAACCGCGAAGGTCAATGTAGAGCGCAAGGACTTTGACGTCCTGCTCTTTGACCTTCGGATCTTCGCAGCGCGTAACTACTCCACTAAGGCTAAAGTAGACACTACTGAAGCCAAGGTAGCACTTGACTATCTGAAGCTAAAGCTAGACGAAGTCTCACGAACGCGTGTCGCTACCGTCTTCGTGAATACTCCTGGTAGTGGCGAAGCTGAAGGCTCTATGAGTCGCCTACAGGCAATTATGGGCGCACTCATCATCCTGGCACCCATCCTGTCCTCGGCTCTGATCGCTGTCGTAGGCGTGGTTGGCGCGCTCGCATCGGCATTCGTAGTGGCCGGTGTCGGTGTCGGTGCGTTCGCCATTGCGGCTGTCCCCGCCTTTGAGGAGATCTCTAAAGCAGCGAAGAAGGGGCAGGCAGGAATCGATGCGCTGCCCCCGTCACTGCGTTCCGCAGGTCAAGCCTTTTTGGGCCTGAAGAACGAGATTAAGGCACTTCAGGATATCGGCGCGGGTGTCGTCGGTCAGACAATGGCTGCCGGTTTCAACCTGCTGACGTCCATCCTGAAGACTCTTGAACCTCTGATGAAGCCAGTTTCTGCTGCGCTTACTCAGATGTTCAATATTTTCCGAGACTTCTTTGGTTCCTCCATGTGGGGGAACTTTATCTCGATGGTCGGTCAGCAGATCGGCCCGGTCCTTCGAGACTTCGCCAACATCGGTGTTGCTCTCATCAAGACAATCATCGGGATCACTGACGCTTTCATGAAGCTCGGTGGTCCAATCCTGGATCAGATTGTCAAGATGTTCCAGGATCTTGCTACCTGGGCAAACAACCTAGGTAGCGACCCTGGCTTTAAGCAGTTTATTGACCTGGCAGTTCAGTCCTTGCCACGGGTCATTGACTTCGTGACTCAGCTTGTCACGTTCATTATGCATCTTGCCATTGGCCTGGCGCCACTTGGTAACTTGATGCTGGACATTGTTAACTGGTTCATGAAGTGGGTCAACGCCATCCCACCGGAGTGGCTGGGTGCGATTGTCCTTGGCGTTACCGCACTGGTGATTGCACTCACCGGTTTCGGTGGGCCAGTCATGCTTGTAGTTGTAACCGTCATGGCTCTCGTGGCAGCCTTCCAGACTGCCTACGATAAGATCGGATGGTTCCACAAAGCAGTAGATGCTGTAGTCGATTTCTTTACTCACTTCGGTGAGCGCATGTCGGAGTTCGGTAACTACATTGTTACCGGCTGGAACGACATGATTAATCAGATCTCGACTGCCTGGACGGATCTGTGGACTTCCGTTGGTGATTTCTTCAGCAATATCTGGCAGTCTATCGTTTCGTTCTTCGAAGATCGAACGAACGCGTTCAAGCAAACTTGGGTAGACGCCTGGAATTCTGTAGTTAGTTTCTTCCAGGATCGCTGGAATGCAGCGCGTGACTCGGCGATTGCAATTTGGCAAGCAATCTCTGATTTCTTCACGTCAATCTGGAATGGCATTTCCTCTGTAGCTACTACAGTTTGGAATGCAATTACAGATTACTTCCAGCGTTTGTTCCAGGCGCACCACGAATTGATTACGCAGGTCTGGACCGCGATCTCCAATTTCTTTACTACAATTTGGAATGCGATTTCGACCACTGCTCAAACTATCTGGAATGCGATCTCTAGTTTCTTTGCGGATCGCTGGGCTGCCTTCTCGCAGAGCTGGACGAATCTCTGGACGACGATCTCCAATTTCTTCCAGACTATTTGGAATGCGATAAACAATTTCGCAGTTACAGTCTGGACTGCAATTGCGAATTTCTTCACCGATAGGTGGAATGCATTCACTGCTTCCTGGCAGAACTTCTGGAATGTTGTCTCGACATTCTTCCAGACTATTTGGAATGCGATTTCACAGTTTGCTCAGCAAATCTGGAATGCCATTGCCGCATTCTTTACTGACCGTTGGGCTGCCTTTACTGCATCTTGGCAATCCTTCTGGAATACCATTTCCACATTCTTCTCGAATATCTGGAATACGATTTCTACGACGGCTCAGTCGGTCTGGAATGCAATTGCGAGCTTCTTCGCAGATCGCTGGGCCGCTTTCGAGGCTGACTGGAATTCGGTCTGGACGCGCGTTTCGCAGTTCTTCGGTTCAATTTGGGATGGAATCAAGAACACAGCGTCGACTGTTTGGGGCAACATCACTTCGGCTGTAAAGTCCGGAGTGAATGCTGTTATCGATGTTGTCAACGGATTCATTCACGGCTTCAACGCTGTTCTGAAGTTCTTCCTGATCCCAACCGTTGGTGATATTCCTAAGCTCGCTGCCGGTGGCGTCCTCGCTGAAGACGTTCAGATGCTTGCCTCCGGTGGACGAGTCGGTGGTGGATTCAAGACGAATGGCCCTGTGGCTATCGTCGGTGAAGGCAATCCCCGCTATCCAGAGTACGTCATCCCGACCGATCCGCAATACCGCGATCGAGCGAAGGATCTGCACGCGCAGGCTGGAACTCAGCTTCTCGCCTCTGGTGGCACCATCGGACCATACAACCCGTATGGCGGTGGGGGTGGCTCTGTCTCGGTTCAGAACCAGGTACAGAGTGCACAAGCACAGGGACTCTCCACGGACCCACTGGGCGACATTGTTAATCTCGTCAACAGCTTTGCTGGGAAAATGATTAACGGTCCCATTGGACAGATGGGTGCGGCTCTGGTCCACAAGATCGGAGACGCAGTCAAGGGGAAGATCCAGGCAGCCCTTGATGCAATCAAGAACGCTATCGCATCGGCTGTATCCCCGGCACCCGCAGCGGCAGGCGGCAACGTCGCGCTCGTGCAGGCAATGGCAGCGGCCCGAGGTTGGACCGGTGCGCAGTGGGATGCGCTGTATGCGGTTATCATGCGTGAGTCGGGTTTCCGGAACACTGCGCAGAACCCAACTTCTACTGCGTATGGTATGTTCCAGTTCCTTGATTCTACCTGGGCATCGTACGGAGGCTCTAAGACCTCTGATCCGGCCCTTCAGACTCAGTACGGTCTGAACTACATTGCTTCTCGGTATGGCTCCCCACAGGGTGCTTTGGCTCATGAGCAGCAGTACGGTTGGTATGACCAGGGTGGCCTTTTGATGCCAGGAATGACACTGGCGATTAACGCTACCAAGAAGCCAGAACGAATCCTCGACGCAGACCAGACCGCCAAGTTTGATAGCATGGTGTCGAACACCTATAACGGTGCTGGTAATGACGAGGTCGTTTCTAAGTTGGATACTATTGCTAATATCCTACTGCGTTCCGGCGCTGGAGCGGTCGTGAATGTCCATGACCAATCCGGTGACCCGGTTGAAACGGCCCGTCGTACGGCCTTGGCTCTGCGATTGGGATAAGTAATGGCTACTGACCAGAGGGAACGGGCAATTGCCGATTCCCAGTTCGGCGGTGGAGCTACCACGTGGGCACCTGCTACGTGGTATCTCGGCCTGTCGACCACCATCCCTAACGAGGACGGTTCCAACTTCACTGAGCCGACTGGTGGAGCGTATGCCCGAGTTGCGGTAGTGAATAACACTACCAACTTCCCGGCTGCGGTGACTACCTCGGGTGTCACTACCAAGCAGAACGGTGCAGCTTTTACGTTCCCCAACCCAACCGCTAACTGGGGTCAGATCCTCTATTACGGTTGGTTTACGGCGGCTACTGGTGGTGTCCCCGAGTACGCCAATGCGCTGGACACTCCAGTCACGGTGAACAACGGTAACACTCCTGTTCAGTTCGCTACGGGGCAGCTTGTGTGGGCATGGGATTAGCCCATGACCGCAACTATTCAGCTAGTACAGAACGCATACAACTCGGTATGCCGTTACCAGTCTAAGAGCTGCACAGCGACTTTCGAGGACCCTACTCTTCCGGGGTCACTGGTAGTGGTCACAGCAGTTTTGGGTGGCGGGTCTAGTAACGTACGGATTTCGGATTCCAACTTTGTACTGATCCGATCTGCGTCGTATGGTCGCGTCCATCTTTACATGTGGTACTACCAGAACGCTCCGACCATGGAAACGATTACGGTCACAGCAAGTGATGACCGTTCGATTCAGGTTCGAGCAATGGAGTACGGTGGTGCGTCGCAGACTAACGCGCTGGATCAGGTCGTTGTCCGAACCTCGAATAGCAATCGGTGTGACTCGGGTCAGACTGGTATCACGGTTCAGGCAGACGAAATTGTCGTCGCTGCGGTGGCGAACGCTTACACCGGTTGTACGCAAAGTGGATTCTCGGGTGGCTTGGTTCGACTTTTCGAAGCCCTGAGTCCATACTCTTACGCGAACCGCATCTACAATGATGACTCTGATCGGACCAGATGCACGCATCACCATTTGATTGCGTCAGTTCGGTCGTTCTTCAACATCGCGTGCTGGCTGAGTTCCTACCGGGAATGGGTAGCGATCGTCGTTACCTTCCGAGGTGGTTCCTTCGGTCCCAAGCAGCTCACGTCCAAGACGGGTGTCGGTACTTCTGCCAGCGGTTCTAAGAACACTGGTATCCTGACTGCGTTCGGTCCTCTCCAGTCCAAAAACAATCCGTCGGTCACGACGTGTGGTAGTGGGAAGCAGGCTACGATCCTGCCATTCAACTATCAGTATTGGATCGGGCCGAACCGTATGCTCATTGGTTCCGGCACGCAATTCCACGTCAAGGGCACCAGCGGTCTCGGCGGCCTCTCAGTCCGCACGAGCGACCAGGATTTCCCCCGGGCGGATGGATCGCTCCGAGGGGTCGACCTGGAGTCTGCACGCGTTGTTACTTTTGAGATGAACGTGGGCAAGGGCCGGGACGTCGTCGAACTCAACATGAATCTTCTACTGCGAGCCTTGGTTCCGCAACGGAACGAGGATTGGCAGTTGGTTTGGCGGCATCCCGATGACGTTGCGAGGATGATGTATGTCCGACCCACAGACCTTATCCGCGAGCGAAACAATCAGCAACTTCACTTCGCAAATCAAAAATTTGCGCTCCGCGCTGCTGACCCTAGGCACTACTCTGCGGTCCCTCACCGAGTCATTATCCCAAATTCAGCATCTTCTGGCGATCCAACACTCGTCAACGTCACCAATTTGGGTAACATCGCCGCATATCCGGTCATCACGATTACCTCGCAGAGTGTGACCCTTACTCGTGTGATCCTGACGAACGTCACTTCTCAGGTTTCATTCGACGTTTCGCTGAACATTCCTAAGGGTTCTTCTCTTGTTGGGGATATGCAGTCTCGAATCACCGGTGCTCCCCGTTCGGTGATTACCCTGGACGGTCAGTCAAAGTACGGTGCGTGGGCACTTCCTCGTGACCCATTCCGTATCGATGCTGACCCAACGGGTCAAGAGGGTTATAACCAGATTTACCTTACGACTGTGCCTGCCGGTGCTCCGGTTCTGTGCACGTTGGATTACCGAGACACTTGGGCAGGTTAAGATGACTTCGCAGCTTTACTCTAAGGGTCGTGAGGGTTTCCTCGATGGTTCCATTGACTGGAACACGGGAACCATTAAGGTCTCGCTTCTGCGAGGTTACACTTTCAATGATGCACACCAGGTCCTTTCGGATGTGACTGGTTCTGGTGCAACCATTGTTGCCACTCAGACCCTTACCACTCCGACGGTTGCTGGTGGTGTGGCGAATGCCGACCCGGTTACGTTCAACTCTGTTCCGACTGGTACTGCGTGCTCTTGCTACATTCTTTACCAGTCGTCTGCTCCGGGAGGTGGCGCTGATCTGGCTACTAGTGCTCAGCGTCTTATTGCTTACATTGACGATGCAACTAACCTTCCAGTGACGCCTAACGGCGGTAACATCAACATCGCATGGGATTCGGGTCCCAATAAGATCTTCAAGCTCTAACTAATACCTTCCCCTTCTTAGGAGGAGAAGGTGGCACCTGTTCTTGTAGCGGATCAGTTAGTATCCGTTGACACGTCGTACTCGAACTCATCGTGTACGTCATCTTCATTCACTCCTGCTGTCGGCGAGGTCATTACTGTCTTCGCCACGTCGGAGAATGAGTCCGTAACGGTCTCTAGCATTTCGTCCTCCGCTGGCATGACGTTTGCTGAACGGGCAAACATCAACGTCAGTGGTGGATCGCCTATGCGGGTGTGGACTGCGGTTGCAGATTCCGCACACTCTGTAGCACAAACCATTACGGTTAACTACAGTGGTGGCGGTTCTACATCGTATTCCTATCACTCGGTGTGGTTCGCTCGGTGGACAGCAGCCACGATTGATGCGACTCCCGCTATTGCTTCCGCGACTAAGCAGTCAACTCCGAACGTCAGCATCACTACCGAGCGCAATGACTCAATCATTGCGTGGATGAGCTGTGACTACAACGGTGTCACACCTCCTACCACAATTTCGTATCGTGGTGCTGGTAGCACGGAGCTTCACCGAGACTACAAATCGTCTCACTACGTAGTTGACTGTGTCACTCAGCCAGCAGCGGTTGCCGGTGCGTATACAGCCGGTGCGACTAACCCGACTAGTCAGATCTCGACCATTGTCGCTATCGAGATTCAGTCTGGTACTCAGAGCCTTGCACACAAGGGTATTCCTAGTGCTTCGGCTTTCGGTAAGGCTGTAGTCACTCACGCGGATGCCACGCTTTCGCACCACGGTATTCCGACTGGGTTCGTTGCAGGTCATGCCACGATTCAGCCGGGTCCGGTAACCCTTCAGCATTCGGGTATCGGTCCCAAGCCTGGTGATCCGGACCTGTTCGGTACGGCAACCATCCTCATGGGTTTCATGACCCGACCCACGGGGATTCCGTCCGGACTTGCTTTTGGCACGGCTGTAGTTACCCCTGGTCCGGTCACACTTCAGGGTCATGGAATCGCAAGTAAGTTCACAATGGGACACCACACGGTTATCCGTGAGGTGTCTGCCGTTGCGTCTGCCCTGATTCCGAAAGAAAGTACGGCAGCAGTATATGAGCTGGTCTGCGTTGCGCGCATTCCACAGCAGAGCGGTCCGCCTACCTTTATCCAGATTGATCCTATCAGTTTCGATGGCCTTTCATACACCCAAACGCTGAATAAGCCTTCGCTTCTGAACGTCGGATGCCAGCTCTCGTCCCTGACTGATCCGATTGTGCAGCGACTCCAGAACCTGTCTACGCAGGGAACGGAGCTTTGGCTGTACCGGAATGGTCGACTGGTATTCGCTGGACCATGGATCACTGGTCAGATTCAGAACAACTCCCTCACCATTAACGGTAAGGGAATCTCGTCCTATCTCGACATGATGGGCGTGGTCTCGGATCAGGTATTCAAGCAGGTCGACCAGTTCCTCATTGGTAAGGCCCTGGTGGATCAGTGGCAGAACTTGACGTTCGGCCATTTCGGGATTGATACCTCTGGCATTACTGCCTCGGGTGTCCTGCGGGATGCTACCTATCTGAAGACTGAGCTGGACTACGTGGGCACCATGCTCTACAACCTGTCACAGCTTCAGAATGGTTTTGACTACTGGATCGACCCGACCACTCGTCAGTTGAACATGGCATACCCAACCCGAGGCGTGGATCGGTCCTCGGGTGAAGGCGCTATCGTTTTCGATGCTAGGAACGTCACCAACACTAACCTTTTGGTTTCGGTGGCACCTCAGGACGTGGCATCGGATGCGTACGGCACGGGTACTTCGACCGGTGGAACCAACGGTACGATCTACTCTTCCGCTTTCAATACGCAGCTTCAGGCTACGTATGGACGTTCGGCAATCATGCAGAACTTTAACGGTGTCTCTGTGCAGGGAACATTGGATCAGTACACGCAGGCTCTCGTGAATGCACGTGCAGATGTGTTGTGGGTTCCTGGTCCGGATGCCCTGGTGACTCCAGACTCCGACCTCGCTATGTATGACGTCGGAGATACGGTGTCCTACACCCTGCATGAGCAGCTTGGTATTGCGGGTACGTATCGGATTCGTCAGCGGCAGATCAAGGTTGCGGCTTCCGGTAAAGAAACCGTTACCCTTCAGTTTGCCTAATCAAGGAAGGAGGAGAAATGGCAGACGATAGGCCACTTGACGATCCCGTTGCAATGATTGCGTCGATGCAGCAGCAGATTGACGACATGAATGCAACGCTTCAGAGCAAGACAACGCGTAATCCGACCGGGGTGATTCAACCTTGGATCGGGACTATTGCTCCGGCAAACACTGTACTCCTGCAAGGTCAGGCTATTTCCCGTACGACTTACGCTGTCCTGTGGCAGTGGGTACAGGATCAAGCAATTGTCGGCACTAACCTTCCTTTCGGAGTTGGTGACGGAAGCACTACTTTCACCGTTCCTGATTTTAGGGATCGTGTGGTTGTCGGTGCCTCCGCGACCCAAACCCTCGGCACACTCTTTGGTGCTAATTCACTCGTCCTTACGGCGGCTCAACTCCCCGGGCATACGCACGCAGCGGGAACGCTAGTCACCGATACGGACTCGCATAAGCACGACCACACGACGTTCCACACTCATGGCTTTAACACGAACAACGGTGGTTCCCACGGTGGTCACAACTTCTCGGGTACGATCCCGACTGGTTCCGGCCTCCCATATGGCCAGGACGCGAACGGTGACCACTTCCACGGTGGGCAGACGGCCGGTGATGGTTCCTATACGCACACAACGTATGGACACAATCACAACATGACAGGCTCTACCGCTTCGACTGGTAGTGGATCAGCGGTGGATATGAGGCAGTCTTCTATCGCGATTAACTGGATTCTTTGGACGTGAAATGGCAGACGTAGACGACGTGACGCGCCAAGCAATCTACGATGAAGATTGCGAAAAGATGGGTCACACATTCGATTTCAACGAAATGGTCGGCCCTACGGATCTACCCAACCCACATGATCCTAACGGGTGGCCGAAGACAGTTCTGCGTGCTCGTGATCCTCTGAAGCTGCCACATCTTGTCTGCACTCACTGTGGTCGGGTGTGGATTCTGTTTGACGCTGACGGTGGCAAGGACTACGAAGACGCTATCGAGAAGCTTCAGCATCGGATGGGTGTGCCAATCCACCCTAAGAAGCTTGAATCACGTATTCAGTGGGGTGTCGGAGTTACGCTGGACCAGTGGCCATATGAAGCCATGGGTCAGGAACGACCTCCGCAGCAGGAATGGCGTGAGTATATCCCTCACAACACAATGGGACCTGACCCGATGTGAGATACTAGAGGCATGGTCACGTAAATGTGATTGGTAGGTGCGGACCATGCCTCTATTCAGGGTTTGTCAGAAGTGCAAAATTAAGCTCAACATTATCGAGTTCGACACTTCGCAGGACATTTGGTGTCGAGCTTGTGCGCTTACAGACAAGCGCATCATCGAGAAGTTCGATGAAATGGTGGCGTCACCAGTCACAGAATTGCGTGCCTTAGCTGACTATTGCAA